GTAATGCCAAGCGCCAACAGGCGGCGCTGGAGGCCGCTGGACTGAACGCAGGGCCAGAACGGGCCAGGGTCCGAGATCTGCAGGCGCGGATGCGGGAATACCTCAAGGAGATCAACGCCGATCTCAAAAACCGGGACATTGACTGGAGAATGCAACGCCAGCGGGAACGAGAGCAGATATAAGCAGTTGATTTTTTGTGATCTCGCCTGTATAATGAGTTCACAACCAAATAGCCCGCTTTGCGGGTTAGATCATCGGGTTGACAGCCGATGCCCTTCTACGGGCATCGGCTTTTTTCATTTCCCCAATTTGCAATCTGCAATGCGTAGATCAGGGCAGCGACCACGCGGACGTAACCGCGACACCAAATCGTAGGGGTCGGAGACGCAAGGAGGAACAGGCAATGAAGCGTGAGGACCTTGAAAAAATCGACGGGCTGAGCAAGGAAGCAATCGATAAGATCATGGCCATGAACGGCCAGGACATCGAGAAGCACAAAACCGCAGCCGAAACCGCCAAGTCTGAAACCGACGGCTTGAAGAAGCAACTCGAAGACGCCAACAAGCAGATCGAGAGCTTCAAGGGCATGGACATCGACGGCGTCAAGAAAGCCGCCGACGAGTACAAAGCCAAATTCGAGCAGGCGCAGACTGATGCCGCCAAACAGATCGCCGACCTGAAGTTCCAGCATGCCCTCGACGGGGCGCTGACCGGTGCAAAGGCGAAGAACCCGAAGGCGGTGAAGGCGCTGCTGGACATGGAAGCCCTGCAAAAGGCGTTTGACGACAAGACCGGTACGTTTATCGGTTTTGACGAACACCTGAAGCCGATCAAGGAAGCCAACGACTACCTGTTCGAGGGCGACAAGCCAGATCCCAAGATTGTTCTTGGGGGCAACAACCAAACCATCACAACCGACGCATTCGAGGCAGCCATGCGCAAGGGCGCGGGGCTGTCAGAAAAAGGAACATAGCACATGGCTAATACCATCAATCTCGTTCAAAAATTCCTGTCCATCCTCGCCGAGATCTACAAGCTCGAAAGCAAGACCTCTGGCCTGGATGCCATGACGCAACCGATCGAATTCGCTGCGGCAAATTCGGTTAAGGTCATGAAGTTGACGACCGTTGGCCTGGGCAATTACAGCCGGGCTACCGGCTACCCGGCCGGCGACATCACCGCCGAATGGGTCGCCATGACCCTGGCGGCTGAACGTGGCCGATCGTTCTCGCTCGACCGCATGGACAACGAAGAGACCCTGGGCCTCGTTCTGGGTAGCTTGATCCGGGCCTGGATGCGCGAGCACGTGGCGCCGGAGTTTGACGCCTACCGGTTCGCCAAATACGCCTCAACGACTGGTATTCAGGTCGTTGCCGAAGGCGCTACACTGGCTTCAAACACCATCCTGGCGGCGTTTGATGCGGCGATGCTGGCGTTGGACGAAAAAGAGGTTCCCGCCGAAGGCCGGAAGCTCTATATCTCCAGCACCTGCAACAAGTTCCTTGAGGCCGCGGTTACCCGCTCGCTGGAAAACCAGACCACGGTTGATCGCCGGGTGAAGATGCTGGATAACGTGGAGGTCATTCCCGTTCCTCAAACCCGTTTCTATACCGCGATCACGCTGAATGCTGGTGCGAGCTCGGATGCCGGCGGGTTTGCGAAAGCAGCGGCCGGTAAGGACATCAACTTCATGCTGCTCCATCCGACCGCTGTGCTGCAGCCGGTCAAGCTCAATCAGGTGAAGTATTTCGATCCGGATGTCAATCAGATCAGCGACGGCCACCTCTGGCAGTACCGGGCCTATCATGATGCGTTCGTGATCGAGAACCACGAGGACGGCATCTATCTCCACCACAAAGCCTAGAAGGGGGTGATCCTTGAAGCTAACGAATTGCGGGATCACCGTGGAGGTGACCCACCCCAATGATATCGCTCGGCTAAAGCGCCTGGGCTACAAGGAGGACAAGCCTCCCGAAAAACCAAAGGCACCGGAAGCGCCTGCGCCAGCAAAGGTGAGCCTCGAGAAAATCTATGCCTTGTGCGAGGAAGCCGGCGTAAAACCTGACGATTTGGTCATCGACGTCGAAAACCCGACGCTCGCACAGGTGAAGGCGGCGATCAAAGCCGCGGCGAAGGCGGTGACTGATGGCGAATAAGATCGTTACCGTCAACGGGATGTTGAAAGACATCAATGATAACTTCGACTGGCTGGAAGCCGCTCGCGTGGGCGGGGTCAGCCAAGTCATGGCTGAACCAGAAGGGGAGGAAACAACCTCCCCCATCACCGCCAGAAGTGGGCTGGTGCTCGTGCCCGACGACGGCGGCGACCCAGCGGGGGCGCTGGGCCTGACGTTGCTGGATCCGGTTGCTGTTGTTGATGACGGTAAGGTCCTAACCATCGTCTCGGTTGCGGCTCAGGCTTGCACGGTGACGCTTTCCGGTCCGGATGACGAAGCCGGTGACCCCACGGCTTCAGCCGGCTTCAACAGCGACGCCACCAAAAATCTCGCCACGTTCGGCGGGGCCATTGGCGACAACTTGACCCTACTCGCCTACAACGGCGAATGGCTGGTGCTCAACTCTGTCAACATCACCCTGGGCACCGCAACCTAAACCCAAACTCGAAGGGAGGTGATCCCTCTCTGCAAGGAGCTGAGCGATGGCCGTATACGCAACCTATAGCTTTTACACCGAAACCTATCAGGGTACGGCCATCGCTCAGACTGACTTTGATCGCCTGGCGGCACGCGCCTCAATCCTCATCGACACCGTGTGCTTTGGTCAGGCCGCTGCTGTTGTTGCGGCCGCTGCCGACGCCGAGACAATCGCCAAAATCGGAAACGCCACCTGTGAGATCGCGGAGGCGCTGCACCGGGATGAGACCGAAGGCGGTGAAATCCAGAGCGAGCGGGTCGGAAACCACTCCGTGACCTACGTCACGGGTCAAGCCCGAGCTCTAATCGCTCGCGCCCGGGAAGAGGCGAAGCCCTGGCTGTGGGATACGGGGCTGATGTACGGGGGCTTGTCGTGAGACCGAACGCAGACGCCACGCTCTACACCCGAGCCGTGACGAACGGGGCTGAGGTCTGGACCCGCACCGCCGTGCCGGGCGTGCACTGGGAGAACCGCAAGGCCGCCAACGTCCTGGCCAGTGGGGGCTCGATCGAAGCCGATCAGGCCGCGATCTACATCCCCATGTACGGGCGCTCGGTGCTGCCGGCAATGGCTCCGGGCGATGTCATCGTCCGTGGGCTGGTTGCCGATGAGATCGGGGCCGGCTTCACCGTCTCCGACCTCAAGCGGAAGTACAGCGACTGCCTGCGCATCACCACGGTGGACCTGATGAACTACGGCCGCCAGCAGCTCTGGCACTACCAGATCGGAGCCAAATGAGCGGACCCGTTATCGAGACCCCCCGGGGCCGGATCGTTGTCGGCAAGAACGGCAAGGCTGAGTTGTCGTGGAACACCAATTTCCGCCCGAAGTGGCAGCGGCGCTACTCGGCGGCGCAGCGCTTCGTCGATAGCGAGGTCCTGCGCGACTGCGAGCCCTACACCCCGCTGCGCACGTCGATGCTGATCAAGTCCGGGACCCTGGGCACTGAAATCGGCTCTGGCACCGTGAAATGGATCGCGCCCTACGCCCACCGGCAATACTACCTCGTGCGCAAGACCAAGTCCGAGACCGGACCGCTACGGGGCTCGTACTGGTTTCGCAAGGCGAAGGCCGTTCATCTGCATCGCTGGATCGCCGGCGCTCGCCGGCGCGCCGGAGGCGGTAGCGCATGAGCATCATCCAATCCCTCAAAACCTATCTCAAAACCTGCCCGAGCCTGGCGGATGGGGCGCTGCTGGAAGTCGATCACAACGGGCCGCCGATCCAGTACGGCATCATCCCCGTACCGGGGGCCAGGGTGGTCGAGACCTATGTCAACGGCGGCAGCCTGCGCGAATTTCCCTTTGCCTTTCAGACCGCGGCCATTACCGCCGACGACGCCGAACGCATCGACAACGCCGGCTTTCAGGAGGCGTTCGCCGACTGGCTCGACATCCAGACCCTGGCCGGCAACCTGCCGGATCTGGGCGCGGGCAAGACCGCCGAGAGCATCGCCGCCACGAGTTGGGGCTATCTCTTCGAGCAGGGCGAGAGCGATACCGGCATCTACCAAATCCTTTGCAAACTCACCTACGAACAAGCGCCATAAAGGAGGCGTAAATGGCATTAGTACCTACGACCGTCAAGCGGTCACAAGTCAAGACCTTTCTCAATATCGGCACCGCCGAGACCCCGAGCTGGAAGCTCATCGGCGACGGCGTGACCACGGCGGCGGTCGAGATGAACCCCGAGGTCACCGAAGAGCAGTACATCCACCAGGACAGCCCCTCGAAATTCCTGGAAGCCTACAGCCCGACCATGCCGATTGAGGCCGTGGCGAAGGCCGGCGATGCGGTTTTCGATTACATCGAGAACCTGTACTTCACCCGCGCCATTTTGGACGAGGCCAAAGGCGAGATCGTGCACGTGTACCTGCACAAGACCGAGACCACCGGCTCGTGGCCGGCTGAAAAGCAGCCGGTGGTGATCAGCGTCGAGAACTACGGCGGCGAGAAGAAGCTGTCGATCAACTACACCCTCAACTATGACGGCGATCCCGTGACCGGGAGCTTCAACCCCACGACCGCGACCTTCACCGCGGACGCCTAAGCACGAGCCCGCTCGCAGGGGCGGGCGTTTTTGAAAGAGGTGGTTATGGACGCGATCAAGATCCAAACTGGGCGTGTGCGGATTCCGGTTGAGGTTGATGGGGAGGTCGTGACCGAACTCGTCTTCAACCCTGAGGATGTGGCGGTTTACGAGCGCCTGGCCGGGCTCTGCCAGTTTTTGGTGGCCAAAGGCGAGGAACTGAACCGGCTAGAGGCCGTACAGGCCGCGGGCAGCGACTTTGAGGCGGCGCTAGCGCAGATCGCCGCCGTGCGTGAGGGTGTGGAGCGGTCCTACGCTGAAATCGACCGGATATTTGGCACGGGCACCATCGCTAAGATATTTGGCGACCGCGACCGCGAGCTCTTGCCGGCGCTGGTGTCGCAGCTCCTCGAGGGCGTGATGCCGCACTTTGCCAGAGCCCGCACCGAGAAGGTGAGCCAGTACCTGCCGCCGACGAGTGGCGGCAAGAAGCGCCGGCGGGTGATGAAGTGAACCTGCTGGTCGAGGACTTGCCGGAGGCTGTGGCGATTGGCGGGCGCGAGTATGAGCTTCGCAGCGATCACCGCACCGGTATCCGGGTGATCCTCGCCTTTGAAGACAACGAGCTCACGGGGCCAGAGAAGCGGGCGCTGCTGCTGTCCAACCTCTACCCCGAGATCCCGGATGACCAGGAAACCGCGTTTGCGCTGGGGGTCAAGTTCCTCAACGGCGGCGAGGCTGAGGTTGAGGACGGTGACGGTGAACCCGCCCTCAGGCTGTACTCGTTTTCGACTGACGCCGGCTACATCTACGCCGCCTTCCGGCAGACGCACGGCATCGACTTGGAGCGAGAGACCCTGCACTGGTGGAAGTTTCTGGCGCTCTTCATGGACTTGGGCAGCGAGACCAGTTTTTGTCATCTGGTGAGCCTGCGCAAACGCATCAAGACCGGCAAGGCCACGAAGGAAGAGCGGCAGGCGGCACGGGAGATGGGGGCGGCCTTTGATGTGCCTGAGCCCGACACCCGTACCCTGGAAGAGCGAGAACAGGAAGCCGAATTCTTGCGGTTGGTCGAGGAAGGAGAGCGACGTCGTGAACAGCACCAAAAATAACTCTGAGATCATGGCCGAACTCCTGGCGCAGCCGGAGATCGCTCGGGAGCGAAAGCAGAAGGGGGTTGTATAGTGGCCTACGACGGCTCTGTAAAAATTGATACCCGCATCGACGAGCGCGGCTTCAACGCCGGCATGAAGCGGCTTTCGG